CGTACCGCGCATATGATGCAGTGTTTTCTACAATCCGCGACGTTCGCGACAGCTTCTTGATACGTAACTTCTGCCGCAAGTTGCCCGTTCGTCTGTACCGCGACGCGGGCGGCGGTGGTGGGTATATTTGCATCACACTGTGCGCTGCTGCCGCGCCCGCGTCCAGCGCGGCTTCGATCCGCGTTGTTTGTGGCAGTAGTTTGCGTAGCGCGTTATCGATGTCAACAGCAACGTTAAGCTTCATCGCGCCTCACCAACCGAACGCCACACCGACAGCGCGGATGTGCCGGAGGGCCGGCGCGCCCGCCCCAGTCATCCTCGCGTTTCCGATGAAGACTGCCGCAGATCGGGCAGACTCGCTCATCATTCGCGGTTTCCCAGACCATCACATAATCCAGATTGTGCTCTGATCGTAGCGCATCGCGGTAGGTACGTACCCCGGCCGTCGCTGCCTCCGTTGCGGCAGTGATCGCAATCGTTTCAGCGCGCCTTGCGCCCACCACCGGCTCGATCAACTTGATCAACTCAGCGCGGTCGGCGTTCGGTGTCTGTTGCCAGACCGCAACGGCGCGAGCGATGTAGTCGCGGGTATACGGATACAGCAGCTCTTCGACTTGACGCCGCGTTGCGCGCTCGGCCCAGTCCGCCAACAACGTATCAACCTCAACCGCGATGCCGAGGGCGCGTTGAGCTTCGTCTGCGAACAAACGCGCAATTACTTCTAGATTCCCGCGCATCGCGGGGTACAATTCGCTACGAAACGCTTCTGCTGTGATCTCATTCGCACCGTCCAACATCATCTGTCGCAGTTGCTGGAAAGCGCGCTTCAGATCGCGGTAGAGCTGGCGTTCATACGGCATCAGCTCGTCTTCTTCTGTACTCTTCAGCGCTTTTGCATCTGCCGCGCTCTCAACGCGTTCCGTTGTCAGCCCCACCAACCGCAACGCCTCTGCTGTGCTCATCCCAACCGCAATCGCTTCCCGCGCAACCGCGAGGCGATTGCGCAGGCGGAGTAGCGCTTGATCAGCAGTGTCTTCAACGAATTGCGGCAAATCCAACCGCGCCCGCGCCTCGTTGAGGGTAAGTACTGGCTGCCCGGTCAGGCGTTGAATCGCCTCGGCCTTCTCCAACTCGGCATTCTGCACTGCGTCGATCCGCGCCTCGTTGCAACGAAGTATTTGATTGTACGCCGCGAAGTGCGGCTGCAACATCGCGGTAACTTCGCGAGCGCGGCTGAGGATCGTCAATAAGATAAACGTTTGATAGTCGCGCAGCGCGGTGGCGTAGTTGCTGGCGTTGCTGAATACAAGCGACATCGGGACTTGGAACGCGGTGATCATCAATTCAGCAGCTCGTTGCAGCAGCTCCGGCTTGACAGCATCAGACAGTGTATCTCCGAGCGTTACCGTCTTGATTTCGCTTGACAGCGCGAGATGCCGAAACGCATTACGGATGCCGCTCACCAACTGCCGTAGCCACTGCTCGAACCGCGAACGCTCCGCGTCGGTCGGGCGTTGGGCAAACATCCAGACGGTTGGTCTCACCGCGCCGCGCTCAAAGTACGCGGTTTGGTAGCGCTCGGCTGCGAGTAGCGCCCGCGCTTGTGTCAGCGCAGTTGTGACCAACCCGACGCCCGGCTCAACTTCGCCGCGTACTGACGGTTCCCACAAATACAACAATTCCGCTTCCGGCTCTAGGCGTAGCTCAATAGTGCTGGTACGCCGGACAAACCCGACGAGGCCGCGCTTTGCGTCGGTGATTGGGGTGATCGTTCGCGGATGAAGGCGACGGAGGCCGAGTGGTGTTGCCGGATCGCGCAGTAGATACGCCGCGCCGTACAGACACAGATCGATCTCGATATTACGAATGATGCCCGCCAACCGTTCAGCGTCAAACGCTACCAGCGTACCGCGCCGCGTTGTGATCTCCCAAGGCAGCGACGCCAGCGCGTTAGCGCGTAACGTTACCGCAGTGCGAACAACCGCAACGCGCTCGTATGCTGTTTCTACATCAACCGCGTCGCTCTCACCGACCGCACCAAGCCAAGCCGTCGGTAAAAAGTCTTCTAAGTTCAGCGCTTTGATGTCGTAGCGCTCAGTTGGAGATAGCACTAATTGCGCGACTGGTTTATACATCAAACAGCACCTCTGTCGTTCGCGACGCGCCCCACACCGCCAGCGCCAGCGCGATGACACCGTCATCAAAGCAGCCGTCCGGCGCGCCGTAGCGCATTCGGCCCGCTGCGGTCACATCAACGCTGTACATCTCCAACTCGTTGAGCAACCATTCCGTCGCCGGTAGAACAATCGTTCGCTGTTCGAGCGCCAGCGCGAGGGTGTCAATCAAGAGCGGCTTGCTGGCGGTGGTGGTGGTAAACGCCTGCACCGGCAATCCGGCCCGCTGGAGTTCCTCAATGTTCGGCTGACCGATACTATTAGACTCGGCCAATATTGCGCCGCGCCCGTTCCGCTGCCAAAACGCGGTTAGTGCTCTACGTTGTGTCGCAAAGTCAACGTCAACGAGTCGCTCAACATCTACGACGCACCGCGATTGTGGATCGAGCGCAACAAATACCGTCGCGTCGTTGTGTCTACCCCAGTCAACACCGATGATCGCCGCTTCACCGCTGCGCACAATCTCACCGACGCAACCGCGAACGTTGCGAAAAACTGCGCCGCCGTCATCAAGAAACTCTGCATCTAGCTCTTGCCGCGCTGCGCGTTCCGTCATTGCAGATCGCAACAGCGCGACATCTGCCGGATCGAGACGCGGGTTATCACTTGTCGAACGTCTGATCGTTACCCAGCGCGGATCATCCAGCGCGGTTTGATAGATTCGCCAAAAATCACCTCGGCCCTTCGGCGTACCGGCCAGCACTGCACGACCGCTGCGGTCAATCAGCGTAGGGATGAGAGCTTCGCGCCAGATCGTCTCTAAGTCGCGCACCAATCCGGCCTCGTCAACCACAACCAGATCGTAGCCTCGCGAACGGCCAGCATCTGGATTATCCAGCGACCAAAACTCGATGCGACCGCCAACAACTGTATCTATCCTTCGTTCTGCTTTATTTTCATCCGCGACCGGCGCCCGCAGAACGCGCCGCGCCTGCTCCCACACCGGCAGCATCAGTTTGTATGTTGGTGCAAAGTACCCAACAACCTTCTTTTTCACCGCTGCTTCTGTGAGCATCCGCGCCAACAGATGCGACTTTCCCCAGCGCCGACCGGCGCGTAAATGCACAAATCGCGCATCTTTAATCTGCGCGACAACTGCTTTTTGATCTGAATGAAGTTGCGGCAATCGCACTTCATACTGCTTTCTGCGATGTTTCGTCATCAAAAATTACAATAGTGCTTTGTTCTTTATCTATTCTCTCGTAATAATCCAAAAACAACCGCGCCGCCGCGACGCGAGCGCTGGCTGGTATTTCTTCATTCACCGCCAACTCGTACAGAGCGCGCAACACTGCACAACGAGCTTCTTCTGTCAGTACGGTTTCGATCATTTAGCGCTCGTTTAGCTACTCTCGTAGTCTACTACTATTATAGCGACTTGACAGCGTATTTTTACGCGCGTTGTTTACATAATGTCAAGCGTCACAACACTGCGTATAAATAATAGATAACGTAGTGTTGTGACACTCTCCCCGCTTGACAACCGCGCCGCGACGCGGTATACTAGAGACACAATAAGCTAGTTTGAAAGGAGGTTATAACAATGGCGCGGAAAAAGAAGGTTGTAGTGGAAGAGTTGACAGTGGAAAAAGGCCCGGATTATGCGATTATCTATGATCGCGTAACTAGAGACTACAGAGTAGAATACTGTGACCGCGTGGTTGGCTACCGCCCGACGCGGTCACAGGCGCGGTTGTTGGTTGAGCAACTGCGTTATTTAGCGCTGATTGACGACTAATCAGCGCTTCGACCGGCGAACCCGCTGGCTTAGCCAGCGGGTTTTTTGTTGCCGCGAACAACCCGCGCTGGCAACAAAAAACCCCACTCGTTTGAGTGGGGCACCGGCGTTGGGACGAGCGGTTACGACTGTTGCGGGTTGCGGAACGGGGTCACAACAAATAAGTGACCCCATTCGTTTTCAACCTTCAGCAGGCCTTCTGGCGACACAGATATCATCAATTCGTCGCGGGCGCGGAACATTTCCGCACACTTACGGATTTGCTTGACGCTATAGCGCCAGTCATCCTCTTCCGTCGCGGGGAGTAATCCCCCGCGTCCCACCTTCACAAATCCCCCCGCGTCTGCGGGAAGCAGACGCTTGACGGGAAGGTCACAGACGATGATTTGGGCGCGGTCGAGCTTATCAAAGATACGCTCTGTCTGCTTGACGGGACAGTCAAGGGGCGGTAGTGAGAAGAATTGCGCGTGGTATTTGTTAAGCTTGACTTTGAGCGTTGCTTTATTTCCATCTACTTGCAACGCGTCGTAGTCGTCTAAAATGTCCGCATATACG